GGCGCCGGCGACAGCATCGGCGCCGGCAACGGTTACGACGTAACTAACGGTTACCTGCACACGACACCGGGCGTTGACCGTTACTTCGACTATGCGCTCACCATACCGCGCGACACCGACAGTTGGAACGTCGAGGTACTCTGGATGACACCAGATTCGGGGCACGGCAACACGTTTACCGTATTCAAGCAGTCGCGCGACCTCGACACCGCGGCGAGCACACCGCCGCCAGTGACGAATATGGGCTCGCGCACTGCGACCGTATTCTCGACCACGCTCGCGCAGTTTGCATCACTGCTCACGCCCATCACCGAAGCCGTGCAGCCCTACAACAATAACTATTGGGTACGCGTGCAGCTCAAAGGCAACGCATCCGGGCAAAATCGGCTCTATGGGCTCAGGCTCGTCTATGATGACCCTGGGCCCCGTAACGGTTAAGTCTGACTGTCATGTGTGGCGCATCCTAGACACGACTTGTCTGCGCTCATAGCCGAGCATCAACGCCGGGCGACGCGAGCAGCGCGACGCCCGGCAACGCTGCATGCGTTCATCAAGGCGGCATGGCCGCTCGTTGTTCCCAACGCACCATTCGTTGACAACTGGCACGTCGGTGCCGTTTGCGAGCACCTCGAAGCGCAATCGCGCGGACAGTTGCCGCGGCTCGTGATCAACGTCCCGCCGGGCTCGAGCAAGTCGACGACCGTTTGTGTCATGTGGCCAGCATGGGAATGGACCTGGAACCCCGGGTCACAATGGCAGTTCGGCGCATACGCTGACACGCTCGCCGTGCGCGACAGCTTGCGTTGCCGTGGTCTCTTCGAGACTGACTGGTATCGCGACCTCTACAGTGAGACTTGGAAGCCCCAGCGCGGCCGCTGGTTGGCCAACTGGTTGCAAAACGACAAGGGGGGCATTCGCCAAGCGATAAGCGTCGGCGGCTCGCCGACGGGTTTTCATGCACACAGGCAAATCGTCGACGATCCGCTGAAACCCATCGAAGCGCACTCGCCGGCGGCGCTCGAGCGCTGCACTAGGTGGTGGTTTGAAACGATGGCGAGCCGCGTTTTGCCGGGGCAAAACACGCGCACAATCATCATGCAGCGACTGCACGACCGCGACCTAGCCGGGCAAGCCGCCGAGCAAGGTTATGCGGTGCTGTCGATTCCGATGCGCTATTTCAGCGCCGCGGCGCGCGCTCCGACGCCGATCGGCTGGCTCGACCCGCGCTCGAGCGACGGCGAGCTGCTTTGCCCTAGCCGATGGGACGAATCCGAAGTCGAGCGGCGCAAGAAAGAATTTGGGCCGGATGGCTGGGCCGCTCAAGACCAACAAGACCCGGTGCCAGAAGGCGGCGCGATATACAAACAAGAGTGGTTTCATAACTACTATCGCGAGCGGCCGCGGCTCGAAGGCGCGCTCGTCGTCATCAGCTTTGACTGCGCATTCAAGAGTCACGAGACGAGCTCTTACGTCGCCGGGCAAGCTTGGGCGTTCAAGCCGCCTAACTTCTATCTGCTCGCCGAAGTGCGCGAGCATCTCGACTTCGTCGGCACGATCGCTGCCGTCAAATCCATGTATGCGCAGTTTCCCGACGCATCCGCGGTGCTCATCGAAGACAAGGCGAACGGACCGGCCGTGATTGAGATGCTCAAGTCGAGCATTCCCGGCGTGCTCGCTATCGAGCCAGACGGGTCTAAGGAGGCTAGAGCCTATGCGACGCAGCCCATCTTCGCGAGCGGCAACGTGTGGCTTCCCGACGCTTCACTCGCGCCGTGGATTCTCGATTGGGTCACAGAGCACAAGCGCTTTCCGCGCGGCATCGCCAACGATAGGGTAGACGCGCAGACGCAAGCGATTCGCTGGTGCTTGAAAGGCGGCTTCGGCGACTACTATGCCGGGCTCGAGTCGCTCGACGTCTGACCCATTGACACCGGCCGGCCGTGCCAATACACGCCGGCATGACTGAGCCGATCTTGCAATTCTTCGAGTGCGACCATTTGCCGCCGGGCTTGCAAGTCGTGAGCACGCCGTTCGCCGCGCTCGCGTCCCGCATCGTGCACACGCTGCCGCGCAACGCCGAGCGCGCGACGGCGCTTCGCAAGCTGCTCGAAGCAAAAGACGCCGCCGTGCGCGCAGCCATCGCACGGCCGCTCGCGCCGCTCATTGCCGCCGAAGCAACCGAAGTCACATGCGAGACCATCGAAGGCCCAAAACAAGGCGAGTGACGCATGGAATGGCGCGGAGACAGCTGGGAAAACGCCGTAACCGGGCTCGGTACGCTGCGCGACAAACTGCAAGCGCACACGCCGAAGCTGCGAACGCAGCTCTCCGACGCTTCGCTCGAAGCGCTACACACCGAAGACGACATCTGCGCGCGCATCGTCGAGCAGCTTCCCGCCGATGCTCTTCGTGAGGGATTCTCAATCAGCATCGCCGCCGACCAAGTCGCCGATACCGCGACCGTCGGCAACGACATCGACGCCGCGCTCGCGAGCCTAGGTGCCGAAGCGGCGCTGCGCGAAGCATGGGTGTGGGGGCGCCTTTACGGCTTCGGCGCCGTGTTTCTAGGCGTCGACGACGGGCGCACGCCCGACGAGCCGCTCGACCTAAACGCCGTCGTGCGGCTCACGCACCTAAACGTGTTCCGGCGCACGCAGTTGCAGCACAACACATACTACGGCGATATCTCGGCGCCCAACTACGGCAAGGTCGCGACCTACCGCGTGACCAATCTCGGCTTGCCATACGGCAGCACGGCGAAGCCAGTGTCACCGGGCGCCAATAACCTTGTCGTGCACGAGTCACGCTTGCTCGCATTCCGGGGCGTGCTCACGTCGCGCTTCGGCGCGCAGTCGGCGTGCTTCTGGGATGATTCCATCTTGCAACGCGTCTACCAAGCCGTGCAGGCTAGCTCATCGTCTTGGATGGGCGCCGCGCATCTCATGACAGACGCGAGCCAAGGCGTCTTGAAAATCGCTAATTTGATGCAGCTCATGACCGCGGCGGGCGAAGAAAAGCTGCGCGCGCGCATCAAGTTTCTGGACATCTGCCGAAGCGTCGCGCGCGCCATTCTGCTCGACGAGCGCGAAAGCTTCGAGCGCATCGCGACGCCGTTCTCAGGCATTCCCGAACTACTCGACCGTTTTATGATGCGCGTCGCGAGCGCGGCGCAGATGCCGGTTACGGTGCTCTTCGGACGCTCGCCGGCCGGAATGAACGCAACCGGCGAGTCTGACATTCGAACATGGTACGACCAAGTCGCAGCCGAGCGCGGCAAGCGGCTCACGCCGCAAATCGATAAGCTCGTGCGCGTCATCATGGCGACCGACAAGGGCCCGACTAAAGGCACGGTGCTCGACGGCTTCGACATCGTATATCCGCCGCTATGGCAACCCACCGCCAAAGAGTGCGCCGAGACGCTCAAGACCATCGCCGATGCGCTCGCGACGCTCGTCAATGCGAAGGTTATTCTGCCGGAGGAAGGCGCCATCAAGCTCGCGCATTCTGGCGAGTTCGACGAGCTCGACATCGAAGCCCGCGAAGCGGCGCTGCGCTATGAGCTCGCGCGGCTCGCCGATCCGCAGCCCGAGCCGCCGCCGCAGCCGATGCTGCCGCCGAGCAATGGCAACGGCAACGGCATCGACCCGGCGCCGCCTAACGGGCTGCCGGCGGAGCCTTACGACGCATGACAGCGGCGGCGCCCGGCTTGCGCTCGAGCTCGGCGCCCGACTTTCCGACGATGGCGCTTCACGGCTATCTGTCCGCGCTGCTCGCGAGCGGCCGCGAAGTCGAGCGCACGCTGCGCGCGCACGTGTTGCCGTATCTGCCGACGCTCGCGCATCACTACGCCGCCGCCGCCGGCGCCGCTGAAACTCGGCGCGACGGCCGGCGCATGCGCGTCGCTGTCGTCGGTGGGCCGCGCACGGGCAAGACGACGGCCGCTCGAGCGCTCGCCGACGCGCATGCGCTGCCGCTTCGACACGCCGACGACCTCATACCGCTCGGTTGGAGTCGCGCCAGTGAGCAGCTCGCGCACGAGATACGCTTGTCCGATGGCGGCGTCTTCGAAGGCGTCGCCATCGCTCGAGCGCTGCGCAAGCTGCTCGAGCTCGAGCCCGGCCAACCGCTCGACGCCGTCGTGCGCTTGGGCGCGCCCTATTCCGAGCTGACGCCCGGGGCAGCGGGCAAGTCGG